CGACATTGAGGATGTACTCCTAAATGGTAATACTTCACTCTCATCAGATAACCTTTATAAGGCATTTGATGGTGTAGTCAAGAAGGCAAAGCAGTATGGTCACGTTGTAGATGCAGCAGGTGCTGGTATCAGCCGTGCCCTCTTCAACTCAGCTCTCAAAGAGCTCCCACGTAAGTACAAGCAACGTCGTTCCGACCTTCGCTTCCTTGCAGGTTCCAATTTGATTCAGGACTTCCTGTACGCAAATAGCATTGGAACAAACCAGACAATTCCACAAGATATCGCATCGTCGATCATCCGTGGAGAAGGTGTACAACCTCTAGGTGGTCCAGCTGGATATGTGGCTCCATTCGCATTCGGTATTCCGATTGTTGAAGTTCCACTTCTCCCTGAAGCACAAGATGGTACATACTCTGGCGAAACTGGCAACCATGGAGATATCCACTTGACATTCCCAAATAACGTAGTTATTGGTATCAAGCGTGATGTAACCGTCTATCGCTTCTTCTGGCCAAAGAAGGATGCTATCGAATATACTCTGTATACTCGTGTTGGCGTTCAAATTGAGCAAGCAGACGCATGGGTTGTTGTTAAGAACGTTAAGGTCGCTTCCTAATTTAGGATTTAGATCTGCTGAAAGGCCCCCATTAATTTGGGGGCTTTTCCTTTTAATTGACTAATGCTATAATTAAATAACCTATAAAAGGAGAAATTAATGTCATTTGATACATTAAAAGTTGCAGAGTTAAAGCAAATTGCGGAAGACTTTGCAGTAGACGTAACAGACCAAAAAGGTAAAAAAGATATTATAGCTGCGTTAGCAGAAGAAGGCGTAACCTGGGCAATTTATAAAAAAGCCAAGGGCATAGAGGAAGAAGAGAAAGAAATGAATGCTACTGTAACAAAAAAGGCAGAAACAAAAACAGTAAAGCAGGAAGACATGATTCTAGTAAAAATGGTTAGACCAAACTACAGTTATGAAGTTATGGGTCACAGATTTACTAAACAACACCCATTTGTTGCTATGGACAAAGATACAGCCCAAGCAATTTTTGATAAGGAGGAAGGCTTTGTAGTAGCAACTCCAAATGAAGTACAGGAGTTTTACAACTAAGCCAATTAAATGGCAGAGATTTACATAAATACAAATTCTCCAATAACTCATAGAGTATTTTGGCAGGGTGAAATAACTGCTTCAGATGCAGTACCAACAGTAAAGGTATATGATGTAACCTCTGATCCTACAATCAGCCCAGCGGTAAGTCCAAATACCCTTTTAACAACTCTTACATCTACAGCATCAGAAACTGATGCTGGAAGTTATTATGTAAACTTGCCTCTAAGCTATACTCAGCGTCAAAGAAAATTTAAACTCGTATGGGAGTATGCGGTAGGGGCTAGCCCTGTTTCTCATACTTCATATGTAGATATAACAACTCCATATACAAATATATATGAGGCAATGAATGAACTTAATTTTGGAGTAGATGCAAGCGATCCAAATTATAAGTCATATGAGGATGTTAAGCGGGCAGAAAGATTTGCTCGTAAATTAATAGAAGATTATACTGGTCAAGATTTCTTTACTTACGACGATGTAGAGGTAGTATTCGGAAATGATTCAGATATCCTTCCTTTGCCATATAGAATTACAGATATTCATAAGTTATATCACAATGATATTTTACTTGTAGATAATTTGGCCAGCCCAGTTGTAAACAATTGGTTATATGAACCAATGATTTCTGAAAGTAATTTTGGAATTAGAATTGATAGAACTAGCTTACTAGATAATACCGTATACATTGCAAATGGAATGGTCCCGCCGACAATTAATGATACATATAACGGCATGGCATTTTCTAAGAATGTAAGGTATAGAGTTGAAGGAAGATATGGCTGGGAGGAAGTTCCAAACAATGTCCAGTTGGCATGTATAGAGCTAATGAAAGATTACTTTGCTAAAGATACAGTTTGGAGAAATAAATACGTAAAGAACATACAGACATTTGATTGGCAGTTTGAGTATTCTGGAGACGCATACACAGGAACTGGAAATCAATTGGCAGATAAGCTGCTTGGTGCATATGTTCTAACACAAATGGTCGTGTTCTAAATGTTGGATCTAGTAGATTCAGTATTGTCCATGAAGATGGACGTTTATCGACAGATCGATTCACAGAATCCTGATACTGGGGCTATAGTAAAAGAATGGCTGTATTACAAAACAGTAGATTGCTCAGCAAAAGGTGTTATTAGTAACTCATCATCTACCCGTACAAACAGCATTCAAGCATTTGGTACTAAGTATGTTAATGAAGAAATTTTGCAAGTAAGAACAGCACAGAAATTAACATTCAGAGAAAAGATTACAAATATCCGTGACTCTAAAAATAATCCGATATGGGTAGAATTAAATTATCCAACAGAAACCCCTACAGTATTTGAAGTAATAGGAAGCACCCCAGTAACAGATGGCTTTGGAACGGTGATAGCATATAACTCCGTAATAAAGAGATCGGAGAATCAGAACATTGGACTATAGTATTCCTTTAGTGCAGGCTTCTAGTGGGCTAAGATCTTTGATGTCTCCTCAAAAAGGGGAGGTGCTAAAGCAAAGTATCGTAGCTCAAATATCAGCGTATGTTTATTACAATGCACAAGTTATTAGCAAACTATCCTCAAATATAGCATTTAAAAATAAATTTAGAGAAGTTATATTTAATCAAATAGATAAAGATTTTGGAGAATTCGTAGATTCTCAGGCAAGAGTTAAGCCTAGATCATTGCACCATGTTTATGAATGGGATCAGGCTGGGGACAAATCAGCAAGACTATTTAAATTAAATAAATTAAATACAGAAGGTCTTGGCTTTTCTGTATCGTATGAATTTTTACCATCAAAAACATTTGCCTCAGCAGAAGGTAATCGCAAACATGTATTTGTAAGTAAGGCGTCTGTGATGGAAGCTGGAATGCCTCTTAAAATTGCTCCACGCCATTCTAAGCGCCTTGTATTCGAAACCAATGGTTATACAGTGTTCATGCCAGAAGGGGCCTCTGTGACCGTTAGAAGGCCAGGCGGAACAGGTGTTAAAAATTCATTTATGATGACATATTCTAGATTCTTTAAAGGCAGTTTAGTTAATACATCAATTAGAAATTCAGGATTCCAACAATTATTTAATAAGTCTATGACTAGAGCCCTCAAGCTCCCGTCAGAAATTAAAACAGTTAAATATTCGTTTAATCCTAATACATTATCAATTCAGGCAGACAGCGCTTTGTCTGCAGCATTTGGAGCCGCATTATGACAGTAAATTATAAATTAGACGCAATGCTTGAATTGCGTAAATATATTTGGACTAAATTGCAGGCGGCAGGAATATTCGATCCAGAAGATTATTGGAGCGACAATATAGATGAGGCAATAGTACCAATATTGCCAGTACAGCAACAGCCAGAAATGAATCATTTTTTGAGCGGGAAGAAGCATATAATCTATGACAAGATAGGAGTATCTTACGATACCCTATGGTTAATATGCAATGAGCAAATTCTATTTACCGTCTATTCAACAGATGTTTCTGAAATAAATGAGATTAGAAACTTTATGATAGATGAATTCCGTAGAATGGACGAATCGGCAACGGATGTAAATAGGTCATCTGGATTTAATTTAGATAAGTTTAAATTCCATAGCATCTATGTCTCCGATATGTCCCCCACAGAGCCTTCAGAAGAACTCCAAGGCTTCTTTTCAGCCGATATAATTCTTGAGATCAAGTATTCACGCATAACAAATACCTCTGGACGATACGTTTAAGTAGGTTTGCCTTTTGACCCTTAATGGCCTAAAATTGGACATAGAGGAAAGAGGAAAGGGCCTAGCCAGCCTAACAATTTAATTTTCGAAAATTAGGAGGTAGAAACAATGGCATTTAACAATGCTAAAAACATTATTGTCGGTGCAGCTCCAGTTTATATTTCAAAGCTTGACTCTACAGACAACTCATACGTTGAGAATATGCTTGACAACGGCACAGTAGCTCCAACAGCTCGTGCAACATTTGTTCCTAGTGATACTTATTTCCGTAACGTTGGTTTTACTAACAACGGTCTACAGATCACTTATAACCCAACATATGAAGACGTTACAGTAGATCAGCTCCTTGATGCTGCTAAGCTGTTCAAGTCTTCCATGCAGGTTATGATCATGACCGAAATGACAGAAGGAACCCTTCAAAACGTTCTCACAGTATTTGGTCAAGGCGTAAGCACTTTGAAGAAAGATAATGCACAGTCATCTGATGCTTATCCAACCCGTGCTGCATCAAGCGCAAATGATAAAGACCTTACTCTAGGTCTTGAAGCAGGTGCTCTTGGAATTGCTCCAACAGAGCGTCAGCTAATCGCAGTTGGACAGGCTCCAACATTCGCTTTGAACAGCGTTGGCGCAGAAGTCTCAGCAACAACTGAGCGTGTATACTATGCTCGTCGTGTTCTCTCTGTTCAACAGAGCCAGTTCACCCTTGCTCGTAATACACCAACTACATTCCCAGTAACCTTCCGTCTTCTCCCAGATGCTCGCTATGCGGGCTCAGAATACGGCAAGATTATTGACCGTGTAATTGCTTAATTAAATTTAAGTACTAGCAAAACCCCCATTTTTATGGGGGTTTTGTGCTTGTGTTAATAATATCCATTTGTTATAATGTTTATAACTATCCAAGGAGGATAAATTGGCTACTACAGTATACGACGTAGAAGAAATTAAATTACAGAATGGCGCAACAGTTCAGTTGAAGCCATTATCAATTAAACAACTGAGAAAATTCATGACAGCCATGAATAAGGCTCAAGAATCAACTACAGAAAATGAATCATTAACCGTGTTGATCGACGCTTGTGCTATTGCTTTGGAAACACAACTTCCAGACTTGGTAAAAGATCGTGATGCTTTAGAGGAAGCGCTAGATGTTCCAACAATTAACAGAATTCTAGAAATCTGTGGAGGAATTAAACTAGACGACCCAAACCTAATAGCGGCGGCGGTTCTGGCTGGTCAGAACTAGACTTAGCCGCTTTAGTAAGACAAGTTTTTCTTGTAGGAGCTTGGAAGAATTACCAAGAACTAGAAGAAAACCTTTCTCTACCAGAACTATTGCAAACGATAGAATCAATGCAAAAGAGAGAGAAAGACAACAGAATATTCTTGGCATCTTTACAAGGAGTCGACATTAGAGATGAGCAAGAGAACAAAGGTCCAACCTTTGAAGATGTT